ATAACAACTATAGATAAAAGTTTTTTGGACGAAGGCGAAGAGGATGTCGAAATACGAACAAGTGTTCTGCGCAATGGTGGGAATGAGATGGTCTACGACAGAACGGCCATGCGAGGGTTGACCAACGAGGCACAAGCCGCCCTCGAGCAGTTTGGTAAATTAATACAGAGCAATAAGCAGACCATTTATCTCAAGACTGGAGAAATAGCGGTCATCCAGAATTGGCGCACGGCGCACGGGCGTACGCATTTTCAGCCACGCTATGACGGCACCGACAGGTGGGTTAAGAGGGTCATGCTAAGTCGTTCCATGCCCCCCGGTCGTGATATTTATCCGACCGAGCCATATTACGTCGTTAAGTCACGGTCATAGATATGGGCAAAAAGGCATTACGAGCAAAGTACCCAGACCGGCTGTACAACATTGCGCTGCGTGTCAAGGGGTCGCTCAAAAATGAAATTCTTACTGCAGCACGAAAAAACAATATGACCCTTGCTGAGTACATTCTGTATTGCACATGGGAGCACATGCGCTCCGAAAGGGGTGTCCCTCCCCCAGGGAGTGCGCAGTTTACGTTACCTGAGCCAATGGACGTAGTGAGGGCTTACTTTACTGGTGATACGATTCTTGAGCCATGTGGCAAGCAGACATGTGATAAAAAACTAATTGAATTCCAAGGTATGACATTTTGTGATGCCTGCAATGTGAGGGTCCAATGACAAACATAATCGCCGAAGAAGTGTCAACGCTGACTTCTGTTGACTCAGATGGATTGCTCGTAGTTATCAATCAACACGGCAACGACCCAACCGGAACCACTGCTGTGTGGCCAGACATTAAGCAACTTATTGAGATGATGTCCCTGAAGATGGAACTGTATCCATCAAAAATATTTTGGATACAACTGGAAAGTAAGTATCTTCTGTTTCTAATTGCAGAGTCCGACCTCGACTACCCCAAGGCAATGGATGAACTGTCAAGGATTGTTGATGCCCTGCCTCTTAGGAGTTTAAATATTCCAGAGAATCATGGATTGATTACCGCAATCTCAGACGAGCGTCGTTTAGATGGGGTTGAATTTCATCTCTGCAAAAAACAGCACAACTAGTCGCCCCACATCTGGGCAAGTGTTGGTCGTGTTGGCCCAACGCCGCGCCGTCTCTGCTCTGCCGCTAATTGACGACTTGTAAGCCCAGCCCAAACACCATGCATATCTGCTGGTGGGAATTCCAGTGCATACTCAAGGCACTGGAGTTTTACTGGACAATCGGAACATAGGGCGCGAGCCTCAACGATGTAGGTGATGTCTTTGTGTTCCTTCGGAAACATCTTTTCTGTTTTCCCACGACAATTGGCGTAGTTCATCCATGACGAGTTGTCCCCGTATGGTGGTGGCTCTGATTTCATTGTGCTGCTCTCCCGGCTCTCGGCTTGGTGGAAGTTTTGGTTTCCGTTCCGGGATTGGCAGGTTTACGACCAGGAACCGCTTCTTGGTAATAGGTTTGGTATGGGTATCCAGTGTGTGGGTCAAACTTTGCGGCGATTGCCAGAGCATTCAGACAATGTTTTTTTGCTGATATATGTGTGTCAATTTTTCCTTTGATGAGCGCCGCAAGCGCACCAATAGCATATTGACCACCTGTACCTATCGCATATAGGCCACTTGCGTCATTGGACCATGAATAGTCATTGTCAATCTGGTAGATGGTTGCATTGACGGCTAAGAGGATTTCGGAACCATGTTCAGCAGCGTGTTCCGCACTTTCTTTCGGCGGGGGTGAATACCCGTTGACCTCAAAACAATTACGTAATGCGGGAATGAACTTGTTGGTTACGTATTCGTCAAGTTTTTTTCCTTTGAGGGAGTGTGGGGGAGGCGCGACAGGAAGCGAATATGACACGAGATTAATTGCGCGCACATCACCGGCAATGCCGATAAGCATTCCGCCAACTTGGGCAATTTTACAAATATTGCTACTGACCGTATGGATTCTCGAGACATACCCATCTGAATCTATTGACGAGATGCGGCTGTCCGTTCCAAGTACGGCGAATCCATCGCCCTGTACCGCTACGACTGTAGTCATTGCGGCCTACTTTTTGCTTTGCGTCTTCTTGGGCGCTTGCTTCTTCGCTTCTACGTCCTTGGTGGGCGACACAAACTCTTTACCCCGGAACATTCCCCATCCCGAATAGATGGGCATGCATTCGTAGGAAAACTTATGGTCTCCATCGTCTTCGTACATAACGATTCCGAGACCCTGTTGCCAGTTCTCGTGGCGAGTTATTGGTCGTCCATCCAAATCAACTCCACCCTTGGTGCTGGGAATTGCCCCATCAATTCGCGCCAGACATCCTGGCGATGCAGCCATGATTGTGCGTGGCCCATCCCAATCTTCGCGAGTCTTGTGGGCCATTTCGATACGATGAATGTGACCGTAAATGACGCTGCTCTTCTCAGAATTCAAATAGACATGCGCTGTGGAGCCGGAACTCTTCACGCGGTCGCCGTGAATGATGCGTAGTTTCTTGTTTACCCAAATATCTGAGGCTGGATAACCTGGCCGGTACTCAACACCGAAGTCATCCATGCGACAGAGAAATGGAACGGAAAGAACGGGCCATGACTCCGGAGCCATTCCGCGCCTCAGCCCGTACGCCGCAGTTGCATTCTGCACGATATATTTTGGCATCCGTTCTTCGTGGTTCCCCGCCAACCAAACAATCTTGGCGCGTGGAGCGGCGGAACGTAGTTCCGCACAAAATACAGTTGCCCTATCAATCGTTGCCTGAGTGGTCAGGGCATAACTTGGATAAGTGACGTATTTGCCCATTTCGGGTAAGTCCAAATTGTCCCCGACGCAAACAATTAGTTCCGGATTGAGGTGTGCAATTACTTTGAGTGCGACGCTGATTGCATCCTCGTCGTGGGTTGGCTCGAGGGTCCCCTCACGATTGCGGAAAAATCCGAACTGAATGTCTGGCACCACCACGCAGGTTTTGAAGTCTGTTGTTTTGCTTGGCGCTCCACTGGGCTTTGGGATACGCACCTCAGGCCCACGCTGGACAATCTGCCACTCTGGCCCGACCTCCCACTTGGGGCTGATTTGTATCGCTGTTAGGTCGTGAACCTCAGCCTGGCCATCCTCGTTTTTGGTCAACGACTGGTAGATGGAAATCTTTTTGATTTCACCAATCTCATCAATCTCAATTTTGTTTCGAGATAATAAATCAGCAATTGCGCCAAGCGTTTTTGAACTAGTGTCTTTTGCTGTCAGCGATTCCAACTTGTCGGAAAGACTCATGACTGAACCTCCACTGCCAGCGCTTGGCATTTGCAGGTCGAGGGGTTTGCCACACACATCCGCCCCTTGGCAATGGAGTCTCGGCTAACTGAATGGCCCTCGCTCGTAAGTGCCGATGACAGGGAACGAATGGAAATGCTGGGATTTCGCAAGGCGGCAATAAACGCGTTAGCGTCTTCTGTTGCTAGGGTCTTGAGAATGGCGTCAATTCGGCAGCCCTGTACCGTTGTGCCCAATGCCTTGAGTTTGTCGGCAAGCATGCGCTCTCCTTTGGTCAGTTGGTATAACGTGACAAAAGCACAGTAATTACAACGATGGGATTCGGCAATGAATGTTTATGATTTGTTAAGTGCCTATGGCGAGGACAAAGATTTACTGCGAAAAGGTGGATTTCTGTCAACTCACGGCAGAGTGTTGGCAATCCTCATGGCCGACCCATCGGTAACCCAGATTGCTATGTCGGTTATTCTTGGAGTATCGCCATCGGCGGTAGAGAAATCTGTCGCATTTTGGGCAGATATTGGTATCCTGAAATCTGAAAAAACAGGGCGGAACAACGTCTACACGATAGACCGCCAAGCACTCAACAATCACCCAGACATCAAAATAGTGAGACTCCTGCTGGACCATGATTAAGTACGATTCAAATACCCACATTCTCCTGGGGGTTGCCAAGATAATGAAACAGCCGTTTTCTCCCGAGGATGCAATTCACATAATCCCAAGGCTGGATAAACCAAGCAGGGTTAAAGAATCTGCGCGAATTCTTATCAAGGGTGGCTTTTTGGAAGAGTGCGCCGATGGCAAATATATGATTACCCAAATGGGCAGGGAAGAATTATTCGCCATCGCTGCCAGAACAGCACGACAGCGAACGCGTTTGCCCGATGATGGTAATCTATAAATTTCCGGATGCTTCCTACGAAAATAAAACGTAGGTGAGATAATTGTGGGATGGACAATAATCTTTCCCCAATTTTGAGAATTCTATCTGGGGAATTGCGCATTTCGATAGATACTCCCCGTGATGATGATGTGGTTATCGTTGGACCACAAGAGACCGCAGTCGCATCTTCTCTTCTTGCTGTCGTATCCAAGTACGGCAAGTTCAATGAGGACGGGGATGGAGTCTGGGCCGGTTATGAATCGCCCTCAGAAAACGATGTGCAGCACATTGGGGTCAAGTGTGCCAATTGCATCATGTGGGAAGGCGGCTCATCATGCAAGTTAATTTCGTTACCCGTTGAGGCTGGGGGCAAGTGCCGCTTCGCAGTAATACCCAACGGGGTTGTCCGTAAGTCTGCACCCAAGAACGATTATTTATCGATGGATTTGAGTATTCATACGGTTCGTGCATTCGAATTCATAGAGAAGGCCTGCGTTGACCAGGAACTCAAGTCAATGAAGTATACAAAACCAGAACTACGCGAAAATATCAAGAGGCGTATTATGGCTGGCTCCAAAGGCGGGCGACCAGGACAATGGTCCGCGCGCAAGGCACAACTGGTCGCACAAGAGTACCGCCGCGCTGGTGGCGGCTATCGCGGCAAACCCGGCGGAGCCCAGCGGTCCCTCAAGAAATGGACTAGAGAGCGATGGACTACGGCTGACGGGAAACCAGCGCTCCGAAAAGGCAGAATGACAAGATATCTACCAGCAAAAGCATGGAAAAAGTTATCACCAGCACAGCGTCGCGCAACCATAGCCAAAAAACTAGCAGGCGATAAACGAGGGAGGCAGTTTGTCTCCAATACGGAACGTGCCCGCAAGATTGGGGCAGGGGTTCGTAACTCCCGGAAATCCCTGAATGCACACTGGACGACCAACTTTCTTGGTCAGACATTCCCTATCCGTAAATTATTTATTCGCAGAAAACAATTAGGTGCACAAATTGGCGGCACCATAGGGAGTCTTATTAGTAAAGCGAGAGAAAAAGGGCAGTTCGGCAAATGTCGTGGACTGACCATGGTTGATGGTGATGGTGATGGATTTGTATGTAATCCGGTTACCGGGAACGACGACCTCCCAATGGTTGGCTCCAATCCGGTGCTGCAGAGTTTTTGGGGAAATATCATAAAAGATAGTGCGATTTGGGCAGAAAAATATGAGAAAGAAAGTGTTCCCAATATAAAATTCGATACACCAAGTGGACACGCCCAACAAATGTTAAAGAATATGGCCAACCGAGGATTCATAATAGAAAAAACAAAAACTGGGGTCAAGGTACAAGCACCACCTCAGTTTCGTAAACGCTACCTAGCGATACGAGCAATAGGTGGTGATACCAGTTTTGATAACAGAGTGGACGATATTAGTGTTGGTTATCACATATACCACAGTGGCAACGACCCCCATGGGCCAGAAACAGCATTCGCTAAGGCAATGTTGAAGTTATTTGCATACGACCCACTTAATGACAATTTGTACTCTCCGTACGGAGAGTATCCCAATACATATGATTCACTTATTGACCCCAAAAAAGATGTAAAAAAATTTGCAAGGTCAATAATTCCGGAATGGGAAGACGTCGAAGGTGGAATTCCTTATGTCAGTGATAAACCAGGCACACGACCAAGAAAGGACAAGAACGCCAAGGACAAATATTACAAGGACCTTGAATATGCACGCCTGCGGGAGGAAGCCGACATCTTTCTCAAGGTACTCGGAGAGATACAGGAACGGGGATTATACGAGGGGCAAGACACCCGTCGGGTGCCGGAAGATACCGTAGGCGACGACTGGGTTGCCATCGACGAATTAAGCACCATGTATGGAGACGCAGAAATTGCTGAATTGCTTAATTATGACCCGGACATAATCAGGGAATATCTCACACGACAAGACATTCCAATAAGAGATAATGAAGTTTTGGACTTTATTAGAAAAGACGAAGAAGAAAAAAGAAAAAGACCAGCAAAACCATTTGCTCCGTACCAGCCACCGATTGGTTTTCGTCAAGGAGAGTCTGCGAAACCGCCAATCCTTAATCTCGCCGACAAAGGTGTCGATGAACCAATATCTTATGATGATTACGTAGATGTATTACCCTGGATGGTGTTTCAAGATAATCAACTTAGACAAAAAGTTCGTCCCGAGATACTACAAAATGAATTAAATGCGAACCCCCGTCTTGCCCGGATTGTCAGGGCTATATCGCCGATTAGATACGAGCAGCAAATCATGGGAACAGACGAAATACCTGGAGGCAGCAACTCAGACAAAATCCAAGACATGAATAGAGTACGACAGTACATGAAGGAATATTTCACCCGAATAGTTTCAGAAAGGCTCCAAGGTGGCGGTAGAGAATTTGCGTCTCGGTTGGGGTTGTCACACGGTATGTTGGAGTATCTGATATTTTTCTTGACAAGAAAAGAAAGTACTGAAAATCTTGAGGCATTACTCAGAAATAATAATATTTCCAATCATAATTTATTAACTTTGTATAAACAATTGCATTGGCTCGGACTTTTGCCCCTACTTAAAGATATGCCAAACTACGAAGATTTAATGCCAGCAGAAACATCTGAGTAAAGTAGATTGTTCATTAATTGCAAGATGTACTCCTGTGACATTCGTGGTCATACTATGATTGTATGTACAACATTGCCTTGTAGGGCACTATTTTGGAGGCGCAATGACGCTCAATCTGAATGACGAGTACTTAGTACCTGACTATGGCTCTGATGCTCCGGTCATCCCCCTACAGAAGGGCAACATTGATATCACATCCAATGGCTACGCTAATTATTTGAAATCAGCCTACGGTTCAATGATGATAACCCAAGACGGCAAAATGTATACGCTTATTCCTAAGGTGGACGCGATTGGTTCTGCCATTGAGGACCAAGTTGCATACAAATTATACAAAAAGACCGGTGGTCATCTGGGCCAGTTCGCCTCTGAAGAAGAGGCAACAATTTATGCAAAATGGTTGCGGGGTAGGGCAAAGGAAGTAGCCACTTACCTTCCCGACGATGTTCGAATTTCCACCAGCGGCAACCCAATGTTGATGGATGTTGAGCGAATTGATGCCGAAGCGAAAATGGCACGCAATGCAATCAGGATGAAGATTTCCAAGACCCGTGGCCTATCTGCCAAGGGTTTGGGACAAAGAATTAGCGCAGCATCCGAGCCGTTCGACCCCAACGCAGAAGACGGGGATGGCGACGGAGTGGTTCAGGACGGAACGCAGTGGGCTCGGCCATCCCTTCCTGGCGCACCAGTCATTGCCTCAATGCGTTCACTCGGTTCAGGGGGGACATTTGTTCCCGAGAATACTCGCCGTGTTGCAAAAGCAATGTCGGATATTTATAAAGCCAATGAGCCACGGATTACTGAAAGAATGAAGGAGATTGAGCAACTTGCTGATAGAAGAGCAAAGTTGGTTGACCTAGATAGTCGACTTAAGGAGGTTGATTCACTGGCCTCCAAGATTGAGCGACTTAAGGGCGCATGGAACAATGACGTAACTGCAGCGGCAAGCCAAATGAACGATGGACTTAGATACACGTTCGTCGTAAATAAAGATGATGACTATTCGGCTTTCGTAAAGTCAGTTGCCTCAATGTTGCGCTCCGATGGGCACCGCGTCACATCATGGAATTATTGGGATTCAAAAGACCCATACCAGGGCATCAACATGATGGTTCAGGACAAGGCTGGATTCAATTATGAAATCCAGTTCCACACCAAGGCATCTCATGCTGTTAAGAAAAAATTGGAACCACTTTACCGAGAGTTCCGTGATGAAAAGAATCCGTCAAAGAGAAAAGAAATCTATGACCGGATGCGTGCTCAGACAAAGTCTGCACCAAAACCAGCAGGCGTAGCGGGAATCGGTGAGCACATCGAGCGCGGTTACACCGCTTCCAACTTTACACCGGCAGTAGCGCAAGACACGCTACTCAAGAGGGCCAACAATGTCTCAATGCGGTCCGGCATGGCCACTGACATCCTCGATGATGTAGAGAGACTTAAGCGTGATGCGGAAGTCGCTGCGCAGGGAAGAAAGGTTCTTGTTGGCACTACACGAGGGCAAGGCCCTTTGTCTGGAAAAAAACTCTTCAAGGAGCGTGGTGAACAAGAGGTTCCAGTATCCGAGGAACAACAACAACAAATTGCAGACCAAATCGTTCGGGCATGGCTCAACGCGGCTGCAGCGTATATCTATGGCAAATATTACTGGGAGGGTGGTCCAAGCGCAGACGGCGTATTGATGCCACCAATGCACCCCGACTACACATCGACACGCAAATTCAATCCATCGTCATCTGCTAGTCCAATCGCAAACCTTGGACCTATGCCTAAAAATTCAGTTGTTAAACGTGGCTTGCCGGATGATGTCAACAGAATCGTAACAGAAGACGATGCGGCAGAAGTGCGTCAAAATTTAATGACGGCTGTGTTGTCTCTAGTCAAAGACATGGTTGGATTCATTCCCGAAAATCTCATGAGTCCTGAGAGAAAACGCGGTGAGACCTCAAGGCCAAAGTACAAACTCAGTGATGGTGATTGGTCGTTCCTGTCCTGGATTCCAACTTTGGCCGGAACGCCAAAGCAAGATGATTCCGACGCACAAGAGAAATTGTCTAAAAGATGGGAACAACTTACAGAATTCATCAATCCAGCCCTGAAGTTCAAGGGGGGCGCAAGTCATGTTTTTGCCACCAAGACAACTAAATCAGAAGAATATGACCCAGGCACGGATTCAGTCATAGTCACCGAAACTGCAGAAGCAATGCCCAACGACCTGGGACTGGCGATTTTGAGAATTGCGCAAACGGTTAAGGGTGCGTTTGGAAAAGAGCGTGGCCGTCAGGCGGGCGATTTAACCGACTCTCGTAAACTCAAATATGTACTTGACCCAGAGACTGGTTTGCCAAAGTTGGACGAACGGGGCAAGAAGATAAGAACTGGGTATACGCCACGAGCAACGAGCCTAAACGTATCGGTAGGAAGAAATCGCTTCGATGAAATTGGTGACCTGCTTGATTCAGGTGGTGACGTCAGCGAAGACGTAGTAAATGAGGGCGGTGCGGATGACGTTCTTGCCTCAATGGCTGGAAGAATGGCTGCCACCCCAGGTGTTAGTGCTTACGATTTCGGCAATATTCCAGACGCCAACGATAAAGCCGCTTATGACGACCTGCTCCAAACAGTAGCGGCTGTCACAACCCCCGAGTTTGGCGAGCAACTCAAAGAACTCCACGAGTCTGCGCCAAAGTTCGCCCGCATGATTGTTGACCGTTATCTGTTTGGTGATAGTTTTGAGGGAGAACTTGCGGATTTGCGCGCAGCCATAGCGAGACGTCATGGCGTATCGCCAAGTGCAGTAGATATTCTTTTTGGCACATCCGGGAAGAAGAAGACAAACCTACTTGGCATAGATGACGAAACCGGAAAACTGAAACTCAATCAACTTGTAGAAAATATTCGCAATGCCTATCCACAAATTGCATCATCAATAGAGTCTCAGGGAGACTCCGTCAATCAAGGAAAACTTGCGGAGGCAATTTCACAACAATTTGGAATTGCAAAAAACCTCGCACTGGCGCTCATCGGCGATATTGCCCCAGAAGCAACTGGACTAGCGCGCGTACGTAATCGTGAATTGGCATCCCAGGAAAGCGTTCTTGACCTCGTTGGCTCGCTCTTGGCGCAAGGACAAGGTCGTCAGTCGATTCTCAACGCACTTTTCTCCCTACTGAGACCCGAGGCAAACTTGCCACAGAAGCCTTCTGGCGCACAGGATACGGGTAATACCAATAAGCAAATCGCCCAGTTGCTCTCAAAACTTTTGGGACGGCCAGTGACGGCAGGAAGTCTCAATGCCGTGTTCCAGGAATTGGGAATCGACCTGACGCAGAATGGCGCAAAGGAAGACGACATCTTCTCAACGCGGCGCAATCAGCGATTTGTCCTTCGGTATAGTGCTAAAAGCCTTATCGGAGTCTTTGAAGGATGCGACGAGGTCGCGGTCCCTCCCAATTTGTGAAATTCATAATCGCTCGGTAGGCTTGGCGCCCATGAGTGAGAGTGAAATTCCCCTACATCCATGGTTGCTTAAGGCAAAGTGCAAGGGCGTAGACCCCACGATGTTCTTCCCCGACCAAGAGGACCCAGAGTATCGTCAAAAGCGACACATCGCAGAAAAGTTCTGCCAGGACTGTTCGGTTATTGTCAAGTGCGCTGAACTGGCAGCAGAAAACAAGGAAGCCCAGGGTGTATGGGGCGGCTCTGCGGGTTGGTCACATCGTTCCCGCAAGGAGAATGCCCTCTACATTGAAAAGTTAAAATTGACAATCGAGCAGCGAGAACTGCAGTCACAGCCAAGTAATCGCAAAAGCAGGATGCGAATTGCTGCGATTATGAAACAAAAGGCACAGATTTCTCAATCACTCTGAAAGTATCGTGCACCACTGGCAATAATCATTCCACTGGTCCCACAGTTCCAGCATTTAGTTAGACCAACCCAATATACATCGCAAATTTTGCATATATAAACATCTTTATCGGGTGGGCATTCGCTGATAATTGTTAAAACCTGAAATAGCGACACGCCATCCTTGTTTTCAGGATTTTGTGGCGAGCCAGGCATAGAACACTTCGTCCTCTAGGGGGACGAACCATAATTGACATGCATCAAGGTCATAGGTATCGCCAACTATCGACCAGCAAATCTGCAAATTTTCCATTGCTGGGCATACGCCAACATTGCAGTCAAGTCCAAAGCGCCGAATGAAATAATCAACCACGCAGCCCATCCGGTCATGCCAACATTCCCCCGACTTTCCGGATGGACAAAAAATCTCAATGATTTCTAATTCTGACTTATTGAGGCGCATCCGGATGGAGTGGCCATCGTTGTGCCAAACCATTTCGCTGTCATTTACCTGAATCATGCTTATCAAGGTAGCACGTGAATCACTCATTGAGATTTATAATTTTCGCATACGTTTTAGAGCGTTTTTGATTTATTTTCCTCCGGGAGAGACTCCTCAACCCCGTGGAAAACATCCTCAATTTCGGCTACTGATAGTTTACCGTCATTCAGGTATGCGCGGGCCAAACCTTCGACAACTTGTGCAACACTTCCGAATCCGGCCATCATTACGGCTTTCCATAATGGAATATTTGTAATGGCTCCAGCGCCAACTACACCAAGTCCTGAAACAGTAAAAGTAGCGAGAATTCTGTACAGAATTGGTTTGAGTGTCTCAAGTTGTTTCATTTAATTACCCTCGCTTTTTTACAATAATTGCAACAGCAAAACCAGTAGCAATTAGCACAATTGCAAACCATTTTACATCATTTGTGTCTACTCCAGTTATTGGCAGTTGCTGGACGATAGATGTCGTTGGGGCATCAGTAATTACTGGGGCTGTCGTAGTTGTTGGGGGCTCCGTCGTTGTTGCCGAGGGTTCAGTTGTAGTTGTGGGCGCTCCCGTGGTTGTCGGTTCTGCTGTAGTTGTGGGTGGAGCAGACCATGTAACGGTCGTGGAAACAGTCTTAACGACACCATTGACAGTTGCCGTCGCGGTATAGACGTTCGTTCCAACAGATGAAGTATTAATTGTAATTGTTGCTATGCCCGAGGCGTTGGTTGTTGCGGTAAACGTCTGCCCGGCGTCTGGGCCAGTGCTCACAACCACGCTTACGGTAACACCAGCCTGAGGAACGCCAGCCAATGTCTGGGCGGTCGCCGTGATGGTCAGGGGTGTGCCAGCAGGCGGATTTTCTGGGCTAATTGCAAGCGTAAAGGAACTAGGTAGTGATACTTCCCCACCACCAATCGATACGGCTTTTCGCGAATCCGTTGGGGAGGGGTATGGGTAGTCAACGAGAGTCTTTAGTGTGCCAACATTGCCAGTGAAGTACCCATGCCAACAGGCGGCAACAATCGTATTGGTAAGACCGAAATCGGCCGCTCCATCCGACGTTGCCTCTGGCCCACCATTGCATCCCCCGTTATTGAACACCGCGCTCGGGAGCAGTGCTGTAAGCCAACCATAGGAGTTGTAACTGGCGAATAGTCCGCCACCAGAGTTAACGAAGTCAGCAATCTTTTCTGCGTTAGTCGTAAAAATTGTATTTACGGCACCACTGCGCCCCCAGTCATCTGGAATCCAAATCATTCGTGGGGCATCAGAGGTAATTCCGGTTGCAAAAAAGGTATTTAACTCTGCTTCTGTAGTGATGAACTGAACAGTCGGTGCCGTTGAAAACTGAGACAAGAATTTTGTTGAAAGCAGGGTATTCCAGTTGTTGCCACAGCCACCAGCGGCAGTAAGGCTTGAAATTCCAAGAATGGCGATTTTTCCATTATTGCCAGGCATTGCAGATTGGTCATAGACACTCTTGACGACCTTAGCAATGTATTGGTCAGTATTTTCCCCATAGGCGGCATGGCACACGGGGTCCATACCATCCAGGACAATTGGACCACCGCTACTTGTGGTTGCGTATACGGGTGCCGATGCCGTCGGCGACAGTAAAGAAACCGTCCCAAACAAACCAAAAACACCGACTAGACACAATGAGATACGACGAAATGCCTTCATTAATTTTCCCCTTTAATTGCTTACCAATGCAAGTATTAATCAAACTCACCTTTTGCATGGTCGTTGATATGACCATCAATTTTTGTTTCTATACGTGAGAGTGACTCAACCACAAGATTGTGGTCGTTCTTGTTTTCCCTGCGCCCCTTTTCGACAAGGGCGACAAGAATGACGCTCACTGCGCCAATAAGAGCAACGACGACCTCAATCATTCCTCGGTCTCCGAGGGTTGACTTTCTTCGCCTTGACTGCGTTTTCCACGACCCTGAATCATTAAGCCAGCAAGTGTTCCGGTAATGAATGTAGCCACATTAGAAAGAACCCCGAAAAACATTTTGTCGTTTTCGGCTTGTGCACCAATTGGCTGAGTTACAAAAATCAGTGCATACAAGATTGCAATAGTTGTCGTGAGGAGGACAGAACCCAGAATGCAGCCAATAACAAACTTCAGGCGAGCATCCAACTCCTCTTCTGTATATCTGCGTCGATTACTCATGCGCCATCTTCCTCCGTCCAACCAAGAATGTCTGCCGTGCAGGTTCCTGTCACTTTGCATTTCGGCGGAACGCACTCTTCGTTCTCCCAGTTCTCCGGGTCTTGACATGAGTACCTGAAGTGCCCGTCGTATCCACATGATGAAAGTGCTCCAAGGGGAATCGCCAGAAGAGGCAGCCATAACAACCTCAATTTCATAATGTCCCCTTTTCTAGGAATCAGAACATCTTGTCCCAGGTGACGGGCCCAATGACTCCATCGTCCTTGAGTCCATTTGCCTTCTGCCAAGCCTTAACCTTGGCTTCAGTTCCAGGTCCAAAGTCGCCGTCAGCCTTGGCGCCGACAACAGCCTGAACAAGCATCACCTCAGGGCCCTTGGAGCCCTTCTTGACGGGGGTTCCGGGATACTTGAACTCCATCGGGCCTGCCTCAACGGCTCCACCAGAAGGCTTGATGGCCTCAGCGGGAGCGGCTACAGAACCATCGGGGGCGGCATCACCGAGGCAATACTGCCAGTGCCACGCCTCAAACTCTTTGGAGTTCTTGTCGCCAGTCTGGAGATAAAAGCCATACTTGGGGGCATTGGCACACATCCACTCAAAGCAAGCGCCACCCATGGACTGAATCTTGCCGCCACCCTCGTAGCCGAGGTCAATAGCCAAACCCCACCCATGATTGGAACCCTTGACCCCAGTGGGGTCTGGGGCAGCACTGGGGGCCTTGCCCGGCTTGAGGTACCAGGTCTTGCCCTCGTACTGACGAGTTACCTGGGGGCTGCGACCCTGGTCTGTGGTGGTATAGCGGTCCATAAACATCGACAACTGACCCTCGAATGAGCGATAGTCACCGACATTGCGGAGTTTGTGACCAGCAGCAAGTGCGGCGTCGTACATCTTGTCGAATTGTGCGGCTACAGGGGCATACATTTGTCCGCCAGTTTTTACCTTGGCAAGCAAATTTGCTGGCAATTGGCCATTCTTGTGACCCTTTAGGGCACTGGGAATAACGAGTTTGATGTAAGGATAAACCATAAGATTCCTCCAATAGACGGTGCAGTCAATTATACGCTATACGCCATCTGCCTCTTTGGAATCTTTGTGTTTGCTGAACATTATTTGTGCAAGGTTAATGATGGTTGATGCAATAAATAACTTGAGACCTAAGTCACGAGTATCTCCACTTAGTGTAATTAATACAAGAATTGTCCCTGACAAGGTCCAGTTCATTTCCGTGAGTGCATCCCACAGTAATCCAAAAAACTTCTTTACTACTTTCATACTTATCTCCCTTTTCTAGATGCTGGTGCTGGTGCTGCTGCAACAACTACTGCGGTAGCAGCAATAATGACACGCCTAGTGCCAACTGGAACCTCAGAGCCGATTGGTACATACGTATCCACGTTGCCTGCGGCAAAGATATTGATTTCTCCCTCGAAGGCTTCTTTAACCTCTTCGGGTGCATCCTGTACCGCCTCTACTAGCGCCACGGCCTCTGCGTCACTTATTTCATCAATAGGCAGTGTGTCGAAGATTTCAGTAGCCTGGTCCCCGGTAATTGATTCCAGAACTTCACCACTCGTCGCGATGCTCACTGACTGTTCTTCTGAGAGGCCGTTCTCAATGATTTTGTCAACTGCAGCAACGACCTGTTCATCACTGACGGTGTCGCTACCGAGGACATCAACAAGTTCATCGAAGGCTTCGTCCGAAATAGGCTCATCCAAAATTGCATCAATTACTGACGTGAATGCCTCGTCACTAAGTGGTTCTTCGAAGACTGCTTCTAGAACTTCGGCAAAAGCCTCATCACTAATATCTGCAGTAAACACCTGGGTAACTACGGCTGCAATTTCTTCGTCGGACAAATCTTCGGCAAATACGGTCTCAACAAGTTCGGTGAGCGCCTCATCTGATAAGTCTTGACTAAAAACCTCTTCAATAACTGCCGCGAATTGTTCGGGCTCAAGGTCTGATGTCAAGAGTTGAGCGGCAACATCGACGAGTTCTTCTTCTGATTCAGTTGCGGACAACGCATCGCCAACTGCGTCTGCCAGTTCTTCGGGAGAGGGGTCATTTGCCAGAATGTCATCAACGACTGCTTCTGGCGTTTCTTCCTCTAACGGTATATCTGGTGTCGTATCTGGCGTTTCTTCTTCTGGGGCTGGTTGAGGTACGGTTGTTTCGGGGGACGTTGTGTCGGTTGAACTTCCGGTTCCTCCATCAGGACCTCCATCGGTTGTATCTGGCGTCTCAGGAATTGTATCAGGAGGAACTGTTAATTCTGGTTCTGGTATTGTTGTATCTGGTGGCTCAGTTGGTTCTGGCTCAGTAGTTGTTGTGGTCGTGGGAACCGTTGTTGTAGTTGGAGGGGTAGCCACCTGAATATTGAATCCACACCATCCACTATTCCAGTTTTGAGTAGTTACGCCGTTGGCGGTACTGCCAGCAAATGATTGATAATACGAGACGTCGGATATTTCCAGTGTCGCTGTTTCCCCAACTTCAATTAGCCCAGCGTGAACAGCGGCAGCACCAAAGTCGGAGTCGTCAGTATATGGGCCACTTCCCCAGACCGACCCACTGGTTTTACCTGTTACAGAAATCGCTTGATATGGCCCACATGTTGGTGGGGCAGTCGTGGTTGTTGTCGGGGGAACGGTTGTTGTAGTCGTTGGGGGAGGGGGAATCGTGTTTGCGGATTGGATAAATGGAGTTCCCTCGGTGGAAGGGGTTGCGCTGTAGGTGATGTTTGCTGTTCCATTCCATTGGGAATAGGTAATCCATGTGCCAGAACCGCTCCACGTATTGTTGGAGACGGTAGACCAAGACTGATTTCTCTGATTATTATTCCAGCCATCATCAAGATAAATGGCTGTTGCATTTCCAGTGAAGGTGTTTCCACTTATCAGTCGATTATCTGTTCCCATATTCCAGCCAAACGGAATCCAGGCTCCGTGATAGATGCCTATTCCGTTGTTCGTAAACACGGAATTAATTATCTGAGTCCTGTTGAGGCCAGTGACATTGGCTCCCGTACCACTATTGTTGGTGAATGTTGAGTCAATTACTTTTGTGAACCGATAGTTATAAATTCCGTGTGTGTTGTTCTCAAATGTTCCACGAGTTACGTATGTCCGGTTTTGGAAAACGGTGTCACTGGTTTCGCTCCAAGACGTAACTCCGGCGGCAAGATTTGGTGTGGACCCATAGTCGCCAGCAATACCAACAGACAAGTAATCCCATGTTGAGTCTGTGTAATTGGCAACAGAACCGCCATTGCTATTAAAGACGGCACTGCCACCGGTCATTCCAGTAAAACGAACTCGGTCTGCAGTTATTGTCCCACGGTTGTTGTAAATCAAGCCGCCGTTTGTGTTTTGTCCTCCCTTAAGCGTCAGGTCACTGACGGTAAAAGAAATGCCATTATTTACGTTGAAAATGCGGTACTGACCAACACCATCAATAACCGTCGACGTCTTGCCATTGCCAACGACGGTGAGATTCTGCGTTATGGCAGGAAGGGCGCTCGCTAAGTTAATTGTCCCCGCTGGTAAGGTGATTGAGTCATAGATTCCACCAGATTGGGAATTGGCTTCATTTATTGCCCAACGCAATGTTCCGACAGAGCCATCATCTAATAAACTTGTCACCACCAGTGATGTTGGTTCAGCGACTGCTACTAGCGATGCATTCCTAATTACTGGCCCATAGCACCCAGCCCAGAATAATGAATCTACGCCCGAGAATGTGACTGTAACGAGTTCGTTCGCTTCAGTTGTATTAATTTCAAGCGTAGAAACCTGATTAGCCCCCGCTGTAAGTACCCCAGTCGTAGCCGATTCATTGGAGTCAGCCAGAGTTGCGCTATAGGTTCCGCCCCATTCACTGCTGGCAAGGAATGACAATTCTAAGTTGGATGGAGACGGAACACTTACTTGCTGGGTTACGGAGTTTTGCACATAACTAAATGTCAACTGTGCGCCACCCCAGAGTCCTAGACTCGGGGAACCGCCAGAGCAGGAAGCCCCACCATTGGCTCCCGTCCATCCGCCCATATTTGCGGTGAATGAACCATTAACTAGAAGATTTTCATTAGTCGCATAAACATTGGCAGGAGCAAACCAGGCTAGGGCAGCGATAAGCCAAAATGAAATCAGTCCCCGTTTTCGCACATTCCCCCACTTTGTTGCGTATTAAACAATGCTTACATTATCACACATTGTTTTTGACATAATTGCCAACACACAAACTAAACAGAATAAAGATTGCTCAAGCAACTACACCAGCAATTGTTTGGACCCCCACTAATTCAAGCAATTTGCCTGCCATGTAATCACCGGCCAGTGACAATGAACAACCACTATTCCATGCCTTGCTAGTTCCGGCTGCCATCTGCGCCCAAAAAACCTTATTATTAATTGACGAACCGCCAACACTTAGGCCGACCCTAAATAGCGTCGTATCAGTTGCGCCCAAGGGGTCTGTGCCACCAAATGCATTTGTCGGCCGTGCAGAGGACGCCGATGATTCGCTGCCAGCGTCAGCGTAACTGAATCTCAGATTAGTTGTATTACACAAAGATGCTCTATCAAAGTTGGAGTTGTCTGCTGGTCTCTTTAGTGTGTTTCCACACTTAAAGGTGGCCTGCATATAGTCAACTCGTACATAGCCAGGAACTTCGTCACTTGATGGATATCCACTGCCGAATAAATAAGAAAGTCGATATGGTTCGCAGGCATTTGTTGCTATAACGTAGGTATAGTCGGGGAAATAGTACGCCTGACCAAAATCGTTTCCTCGCCATGTTTTGGATACATTTTTCTGAGGCCTAGTCCACCGTAATTCATTTGAAGAAGCGCTTGCCTCACCGTGTCTATTAAAATTATACGCAACATAATATTCGGTGCCACCATCAGATGTGTAGCCAGAAATATCTTGACTGCCAGTTCCTAATAGGACTGCCGTTGCGCCAGAATTGGTACCAGATGTCGGTCGACGAAAAATATAAACTGCCGTTGTTGAACCGCCGTTATCGCTGATTGTAAATTGGGCCGTACCATACGATGAACTGCTCATACTGCGGAAGGCAAGTGTTGGGGTAGGCGGAAGGGCTGCATTCAATTGAACGCTGGCATTCCCAGATGCCGTGCCTGCTGCGCTTGTTACGGTCGATATTGCTCGCGTACGCGCATAGTAGGTTACGTTACTCGTTAAACCAGTAATGGTGACGGAACTTGCAGTTCCCGAAGTCGGAAAGTCTGCCCAGTTTGTTGGGTTCACAGATGTCCCATAGGCGAACTGATACTTTTGCGTATATGTTGTAGAGTTCGGAACGTTGCCACGAAAGATAACAAATTGAGTACGATGCTGGTCGAATGTCAACCCAGTACTAGCGGTAGTTATTGATGCCTGAGCAGAAATGGCGTCCGCCGTAACTTCTGCAGCAGTTGTAATATCCGCAGACGCGGTGCTCGAAGTCGGCGGTGGCGTTGGTGTTGATGCAGTGTATTTCATATACACCCTATATGCGGTATTGGGCAGAATTGCTACTCCAGCGGCAGTTGTAGTAACCCTTACAGTGCCAGTGCTTCCTGTAACCGTTGTAAATGTTCCAGCAGCCCCAGTTCCGGCCACAACACTGTATTGCCGCGTCTCGATTGGGTATGTCCCTGCCGTTCCCGCTGCCCATGTAATATCAATGTACGGCGCTGTTGGGGAAGTAACCGACAGGGAGTCAAGAGTTGGCGCTGCCGCAGTTGGGCCAACCTCAGCGCCAGTGGTAAATGAATTTCCCGCAGTTTCTGGGCCAACTTGTCCAGACGCATCAACCGCGCGGAAATAGATTGTATAGGTCGTTGCATGTAATAGATTTTCGCTTACTCCAGCAGTGGTTAGGCGAGTAGATATGGTTCCACTTGAATTCGAGCCACTTGCGCCAGGGAGACTGCCTAGGTACTGACCAGCATCTGCTCCCCTAGAAATGCGATATTCAACGCGCGAGAGTGGAAATGTGGAAATCGTGATTGTGTATGTCGCGGTTACTGTGACTACGCCAGCGGTCACAGAGACACTCGTAGGGACGCGCGGAGCCTCTCCGTTCCCCAGCCCCAGTCCACGAGCGCAGGCTGCAGTAAAACTAACAGCCAGCGGCATTTAGGCAAACCTTGTGCGAGCAGCATACACAACATAGGTGTTTGCTGCAGTTTTTATAATTGTGTACGTATACACATCGTATGATGATGCATTGCCGGAGGTTGGTGCTAGTGCGCCCTGCCAGTTTGGCGTGAATGCAGTTTGTCCATCAATTTTCATAGTTGACGCAAAGGCTGCGCTGTTTGAGATATACGCCGCAACAGAGACAGTTAGGCTTTCTCCAGTTGATAGAAATGTATTAATTGAAGAAGTATCACTCGTCGATGAAGCATGACCAAAGTTGGGAACCCAGGTATTAGTTGCACCTACGGTATATAGCCAGGCAGAAGTGTTGGTTCCATAGGGGCTGAGGTTGACGCCAGTCCCAGCGGTAGTTGAAATTGCCGTTGATGTATTCACCGTCCATTCCTCAATAGAAACAGCGAGTTTCGGACGATTCAAAGCAGGAGCAGTAAGAGTTTTATTTGTTAGCGTCGCCGTGTCGTCAAGTTCGACAATTGAATCAGAACCATTAATTGTAATAAATCTATTTACTTCCCATGCAGCCATCAGTACTCCTCAAGCCCCACTAAAGTTAGGGTTACAACGCCACCGGCTGAAGCGCGTGCATGTAACTTGTGATTCTGTGCCGCACGTAGAACAATTGATGTATTAATAATCTTTGTTTCACCAACGGCAAGGGTGACGCCCTCAAAAAGCGTATCGCCAACAGCGACAGTTCCATTGCTGTCAAGATATAAACTAAATGTACGAGCAGACGAATCAGTATTGCATACAATAATCTGCTTCAGAATGGTTACGTTGGCGGCTTGGGAGGAACCGGACGTAACCGGGTTGTCCGAGTCGTAGACCTGAGCCGCGGCAGCAATAGTTGCTGCTGTGCTAAGTGTCGCGGGCCCATAGAGGGTTGCTTGATACAGTGCCATTGGTGCTCCTTGAGGGCAAAATACTCATCTTCAGTTTAGCGCATGCGTGAACTGTGCAAGATTAGGGAACCTTCGCACTTTACTTGTTGAAAAAACTATCAAGATATTGCTCATACCTATTGGCAATGATTGCAACATTTTCCTGAATTAGAGCATTGTGTTGCCGTTGTGCGGTCTTGGGCGAGATGTGCTGCTTGTAAATCATCTTGGGGATGTGGTGGCACTTTGTGGTGAGGAATGTTCTGACACATAGGTCGTAGTCATCAGCCACCTTTAGGTTCCAGTCGTGGCCATTGAGGGAACGGTAAACATCGGCGCGCCAGGCCCTCACATGATTGGGCGCCGACACAATATGTCTCATTGTGACCGTATTCAGTTCAGGCGCACGCATTGTCCAAACACTGTGCTGCTCGTCCCAGTAGTCGCTGCCGTACCCGAAGGCCCAGCCGCTCGGATAACGACCGGATTGTCCGTCTGGAAGAATTTCACACCAGTCCGAGTAGACGAAGCCCACCTCTGGGTCGCTCATAAAAGCATCATTAATCAACTGCAGGGCGTCTGGCATCAATTCATCGTCATGGTCAAGTTCGACCAAAATGTCACCCTTGGCAACCATGAAGCCGTTTCGCTTCACTTCTCCAATGGAGCCAGAATGAACATGAGAGCGGTGCATGGCAAGTTTGTAGCGCTCATCAGCGCAAAAACCATAGAGTTGCCGCCAAGTCTCATTGTTGGTTGAGTCGTCCCAGACAACCCATTCCCAATCCTTGAACGTCTGAGACTTCAAGGAACCCCAAGTGCGAGCCAAGATTTCTTGAGGCGTGTTATATGTTGGGGTGATGATGGAAATCATGCCGGGTGAACGTGAAACTCCGTCGGATTGCAAATCAAGAATGAACTGATAATCAGTTTGTCCGAAGATACGGGGACAAGTGCTTCATGGGGATACATCCATGTGGCGGGGAAAATAACAATCCCACCCTTTTCTGGTTTAACTCGCAAATTTTGATACCTGAAGTATGTCTCGCCACCCTCTTCGACGGAATTGACATAACACAAGATGGTGGCCACCCTGTTGTAGACGCTATACGACCACTGCTCTCCGTCAATGTGCTCTTTGTAGTAGCCGTCATTTTGCTTGTACATCTGCCACAAATAGCCAGTGTCTTGAATGTTTGGCGCTGTTGCGAGAAAAGTGAATTCGTGCAAATACTGCGCAACCGGGCCTTTTAGTTCCTGATAAATTTTTTCATCAATTCTGTTGCGTTCTTGCTGAACTTCACGTTCATTGACAAACGTGCGATTGACATCTTGGTCAAGAGTATTTTTCCACTTTACATTGTCCGGACCAATCGACTTCCCCGAAATTGTTATGCCAGGTAGTGAGTGCGAGATGTTGCGGTAATACGATTCCCATATCTCATCGCATAATGAATGCGAAAGCCCGTTCTCGTAGAAGGCAATTCCCTGATTGATAAAAGATTTTGTCATGTTACGAAAAAACGCTCCGATAAAAATGGCTTACATTTTTGTAAAACATTTTTGACTTCACCCATCTGAGTGTGAGTGGGGTTATTGCCCGAAGTTCCGCAAGGTCTGGCTGCTTGCGCGCATCCGGCTCTCCGCGTAAGTACCTATACACGCCCATATCTGTCTGATTCTCCTCAATGTCGTTTCGCACATCATCCGGCATGCCAATCCTACACAAAAATTGATTTGACGCAAGTGCTACTGGCTCGGTTGAGAAAAACGGCTCTTCGGCCATGTTTGCCCACTCGGTGAGTATTTTCAAACTTGGGAAAAGACTTCGCGCTGCCGTCGGGAGGTCGCTTTCGTTGGTTTCAAATTCTTCATTGCCATCATTCTGGCCTGCAAAATATTTGACATATATAAGATGGCCAACGCCGTCCACGGAGAGAAGTGAGAAGTAAACCTCCAGGTCGGAGAGCAGCATTGGTCGCAGGCTATTGACGGCGGTACCAATCGGCATTTGGCCAGGTCGAATAAATACTGCCGGTCCATTTCGTAATGCATCACATCGTTCTTCGCTGTATCTGGCAGCGGGTTGCGAATCCATGAACTTAAAGAAACCAACAGTCGAAGACGCCGGTCGTGTCAAAATATCGCATACGTGTTCATAAATAACATTATTGATGTTGTATGTATTTTCATTTATCGTCAAATCAAACGTATATGTATTGAGATTTTCGCGCATCCCGAGAAAAATGTTTTCTCGTTCATCAAGGAATACGCCATAGAGGTACGGGGAAACCATTTTGCCGTTTGTATTATTTCGTAGGCTGCACGTTGATGCGTCAATCTGCCGGAATGATGACGAGCGTTCATTCAGCAAGTCATGAGTTGCGGCATATACGTGATTAAAGTCTTCAATTTGCATATTTGATACGCCCTATTTGGGACCGAACGGCCATATTGTTGGCCTGTAGACAATGATTTCTTCCATCCAGGCATTAAACTCATCTGTCATATCGGGAATGTCCTGAATTGGCGCTCTCATTCTGGCATTTGTCATGCCACGAAGATACCGGGCGACCTTTTGGTCCGGCACGGAAGTCCAGAGCCAATCAATGAGACTTTCTGGTATCTGAATTTCACCAATAAACTCACTTGCAGCAATTGCAAGTTCTTCATTGTTGCCCATGTTTTCGTGCACCCAAGCCCATTCAAGAATTCCGCGGAATAGTTCCTGGAGAGTTCGGGCGTTACATTCAGAACGCTCCATGCTGTGCTCTTCATTTTCGGGTTTAAAGTATTCTAAATAAACAATAAAACCTTTTTCGGTTTGAATTGGCACACGAAATACCTTGCAATGGGTCAAGCATGTGTAATGGTCATTTGTCGTACCATATGGCTTATCCGTAGAGCCACAAGAACATGTTTCTGTATCGTAATTCCACTCATGAAAACCGCTAGGCAGATAAAAATTTCGTGGGGCACTATTATCGCATCGATTAAATGTAGCATTTGTGCTTTTGTCTATGTCTGCCTCAAAACGAAAGTTTTTAACGGCTTTGCAAAAATTGAATAAACCAACACAATCAGTAAGTCCTATTTCGCGAAAGTAATAACCAATTCCGTGGTCATGCATCGGGTGATTGTCAAGCATCTTGTTCTCCTCAAAATTTAATGATAAAACAAATCGGCACAACGTTCATCGTATGGTTGTGGGCTGTTTGATTAGCGCTGCCCGAGGTGGCGCTTGCGGGCCACGTATGGTTGTGGGTACTTACGTTTCCGCCAGATGGGATGGTATGACCGTGGTTGGCGTTAGCGTTTTGAGTTCCGGTTGTATGGCTATGAACCTGAGCATTGTCAACAGAAAAATATCCATGTTGTGTTGCATCATGACCGGTATACCCGGTTTCATAGACGGCAGCAGTATTTCCTGCTGGAATTGTATGTCTGTGGGTATTTGATGGTGCGGCGGTGTTGTGCGAGTGGTTCCAATTGGAAGTCGTCAAAGAATGGTTATGTGAACCACCATCAGAAAGCGTGTGGGAGTGAGACCCCCCATCCGCATTCGTATTGGCACTAGTGTTGGGGGTGTGGTTGTGGGTGAGGGATGTGTTCCCAAAAGAAGACGTTGTTGCACCCGCAGAAACTCCCGATGTGATTCCAAGGGGAATATAAGCCGTCATATTAGGCACATTGAACGTAGTTGCTGCGCCTGACTGGTCTGTCGTCCCTGCTGAATATGCGGTCCCACCATACCTATTTGAAATAACCGCATGTAGAACTCTGTATGTAAACGTATTTAATGACTGACCATCACACAATAGCCACCCGGAAGGAATAGACGAAGAAAGTCCTGCCCACATTTCCATAGTTCCAACCGGAACAATGCTGTCCGCCACAAATGACGTACCATCAAAAACAAAAACCTCAGTATCAATGGGAGACGAGGCATCCAAAACAATATTGTCTATTGTTATTGTGGACGGTATTCTGAATGTTGACTCTGCCATCACTGAAACCTTATATAGAAGTATACGCCGGTTGCCGAAGACAGCGTATGGGAATGACTTAGTGTCGCTGCGGCCAAGGTGACGGAATAATTGTGCGACGAATGGTTTCCTCCGTCATTACTTGACCCGTGAGTATGTGTTGATGCAGAGTTTACTGAGTGGTTATGGCTTGCCGACGCATTATTGATATTGTGCGTGTGGTTTCCACTGGCTCCGCCAGTATTCCCACTTCCAGAAGTGTTTGTTAGTGAAATATTATGCGCATGTTGAACCGATGTTGACTGACCGAGATGGCTATGACCACCAGCATTCGCGGATGAGTTACCAAAATTGTGAGTATGTGCGACGCTTTCGTTGCCGCTTATATTGTGGGCATGAGAGAACGACCCACTATCTACGCTGAAGTTAAGTGTTGTGTTGTGTGTGTGACTTGAGTCAAATGTGGTCCCACCGATATTTGCCGTAGTTGGTAGGCTCGTATTTGCAATACTCCCATACGGAAACGCATAGTCACTTAAATTTGGAAGGTTGAATGTCGTAGAGCCATCCCCGCTTCCATATTTTGTACCGATAACAGCAAACAATGCAGAATATGTTGTTCTTGAAACCGCCTGACCGTTACAAATCAGGTAATTGGTTGGGGCGGAGGCACTTGAATACATTCTTACAATACCGACGGGTATCGCCTGGACGGTTGCGATAAATTTGCCCGAACTTGAACTGTAGACAAGATTACGATTGTCAGTTACTCCACCAATGTCTATAAGAACACTGCTTGTTGTAAGTGTTGTCGGTGTAAAAAACTTTGATGATGCCATGGCTATGACCTAATCAAAAACATTACTTGCATAACCGCAAATGTGCCATGCCCATGGTTGCTGATACTTGTGTTTTGTGTAGAGGAAGCGATTGAGGAAATTGTATGTGAGTGAGACAAACTCGTACTACCAGTTGCTGGATGAGTATGATTTGCACTATTTCCGGCATCATTGTGAGAGTGTGTTGCATCATTCGCTGTTGTACCATGTTCGTGCGTTGTGTCCGCGAAACCAGTATTTGTGGTTCCACCCGCTAGTTTTGTTTGATATGTATGCGTATGCGCACCACCCGCACCCGTTGCTCCACCATGCGTATGGGTTCCCTTATCGTCACTGGTTACGTTATGTGTATGAGCGCCGTCACCTGCGGAAGTGTGAGAGTGGGCAAGTGACGCTGCCGCACCATCTGTTCCATATGTGGCAGTATGGGAGTGATTGAAGGTGTCGCTTGCGCTTGTAGAACTTGTCAATGAGTTGGCGGTATTTGATGTCATCCCGATAGGTATTTTTGATACGAGGTTGGGGACTCTGACATTTCCTGCCGTTTCTCCACCAGTGTTGAATTTTGTGCCCAATACAGTTCCAAGCGATGAGGATGACAGAACTTGCTGACCGTTGCAGAGCAACCATCCCGACGGAACTGAACTTCCCGCATGCATCACAATTGTCCCAACTGGTGTTTCTGTGGTGGGGACAAATGACGTGGATGACGATGCGTATGCCAGAACCTGACCTGACGTAGCGCCAGAAAGATTAAAAATCACCCCATCCAGATTGAGGTCATCGGAAATTTTGAATGTCGACGCTGCCATGATTACACCATTACAAACTTCTCAAGTTTGGCAGTTATATTAGTCGTTGCGGCATCGCTGGCAGAGACAAGAAGCCTGAAGTTTGGTGCCGAATAATCAGCAGTTACTGAAATGCCACTTATTGCACCACCCGTTTCAATAACCGCATACTCAACAAAATCAACATCCGTACCAGCGCTGTTGGGATTTATGAGGATTTTAGACAATCGGCGCTTGCTCCCCTGCGTAAGTCGTAGGGTGTACTCAATGGCGAGTGTTCCACTTGCCGTAACGGCATCAATAACTGTTGCCGTACTGTTGGCGGTAACGGTATTGTCACCGCTTTCACCGGTGACCTGGAAAGAGTTGCCCATAACGGCTGCTGGGATAGTTCCAGATAGGTTCCCTGCAGTGAGGTTGGTGAGGTTTGCTCCGGATACGGCACCAAACGAACCAGACCACGTACCGCTGGTAATGGTTCCAACGGACGTAAGACTTGATGCCGTAACGCCAGAACCAAGAGTAGTGCCACTAAGAACGGAAGTTCCATTAATGTAATACGCTTTACCTGAAGCAAGATTTAGGTGTTCGGAAGAAGTCCATGCGTCTGTTGCATCAACCCAGTTGAATGTTTTGTCGGAGGCCCCCTTGAGGGTTATGCCTCCGCCGTCTGCTGCGGTATCAAGGGTGTTGTCGGCGCCTAGAACTATGTTTTTATCATCAACTGTTATGGTTGTTGCATTAATTGTTGTCGTTGTACCATTTACCGTAAGGTCCCCAGTGACAGTCAGCGCATTTCGAACGGTTGTCGTACCAGTCGTGGCACCAATTGTCAGTGCGGTTGCGGCACCTGCGAAGTTAACAGTGGTTGCTGTTGCATTAATTAAATCAAACGAAGAACTTCCAGTTGTTAGGCTAGTCGTAATTGATGGTGATGTACCAAATACGAGAGCACCAGAGCCAGTTTCATCTGAAATTACTCCAGCAAGTTGAGATGATGTAGTCGCAGCGAATTGTGCCAGTGTCCCCGTAGTGAGGGCAACGTTTATTATCGCTCCACTGTTTCCGTTCACTGTAGTAACACCAGTTGATGATGTCAAGTATGTTGCTGTATCAACTGACCAAGTGCCCGCGCCATTTGTTTTAAGAAAACCTGAAGTGCCGGTTAGGGCGGCAATGGCGGAAAGGTCGGCATCATACGCCTGAACATTGGTTCCGATAACCAGACCAAGCGTTGTTTGTGCTGCGCTTGCGTCGGCGTCATCAATCAATGTGCGCCCAAATGACGACAGTGTTGTTGTCGCCGCAGTCCCAGAGCCAGTGAAATACGGTAAGGCATTCGCGGCGCTGGTTAAACCAGCGAGTGCTGCTAACTCGGCGTCATACGCTTGAACGTCTGTGCCGATTGCTAGACCAAGACTTGTTCTTGCGGCTGAGGCACTTGTCGCGCCAGTTCCGCCATAAGCGAGTCCAACAGCCGTTCCTTGCCAAACTCCAGTGGCGATAGTTCCGACTGAGGTAAGGCTTGATGAAACGACGGTTGAGTTGAGGGTGGTTCCTGTTAAAGTACCCGCTGCGGCGGTGATTGTTTGCGAACCAGCACTCGTCAAGGAGACTGACGTTCCATTGAGCGAAATACTGGTATTTGCTAGGGAGATTGTTCCGTTTGAACCCTCAGATGGAGTATGTGAAACACTAATTCCAGTTCCGGCAGTTAGGTCCGATACATAATTGCCAACAGTGTCCGTTCCAAGGTTGATGGGGTCATTTACCCAAGTTCCGGCATTGTATTTAAGAAAGTCTCCCGTGGCAGGCGTTGTGATTGCAACATCAGACAGGTCATCAATGGAACCAGTTGGTCCGGTTGCTCCCTGCACCCCCTGGGCACCCTGTGCACCAGTAGCACCCTGAACGCCTTGTGTGCCCTGAACACCCTGGCTACCTTGGGCACCTTGGGCACCGGTAGCACCTTGAACACCCTGTGCTCCCTGGGCGCCTGTTGCACCTTGAACACCTTGGGTTCCCTGGGCTCCCGTTGCACCCTGGGCTCCCTGACTTCCTTGTGCTCCAGTTGTACCCTGAGCGCCCGTAGAACCCTGCGCTCCCTGTGCCCCCTGGCTGCCCACCTCGCCCTGTACGCCCTGCGGACCCTGTGCTCCAGTGGCCCCCTGCGCTCCCGTCGAACCCTGTGGACCTTGTGCGCCAACATTTCCCTGTGAACCCTGTACGCCCTGCGCACCAGTTTCCCCCTGGGAGCCTTGGGGCCCTTGTGCCCCTACTGCCCCTTGCGCTCCCGCAGAACCCTGCGAACCGGTTTCACCCTGAGTGCCCTGAGGTCCTTGTGCGCCAGTATTTCCTTGACTTCCCTGCGCCCCTTGCGCCCCAGTTGCTCCTTGTGCCCCCGCTGAACCTTGTGCTCCAGTGTCGCCCTGCGTCCCCTGAGGTCCTTGTGCCCCAGTGACACCCTGTGAACCGGTTGTGCCCTGTACGCCCTGCGGCCCCTGTGCACCAACATCGCCCGTACGAGCGAATGTAATAATGATGCTTTCGTTGTTGCTGAACGATGAAGCAGAGCCAGACACATATGAGCAAGAAACATCAAAGAATCCCGTTTCTTCAGTTACAGAAGAAATTGTAAATATCGCAAAGTCAGACGAATCACTCTTATTGGAAATTCTAAAGTGACCCTTCATTGTGCTCGTAGAGTCATCGATTGTTCTTAGGTAAGACTGAATATCTGTTGAGTTGACATCAACGTCGTCGATTTTCAGTTCTGAGGAAAGAGTAATATCAGAATTACTAAACTTTAATTTTCCTGGACCGGGGTCAGTGTGTGCGGTGTTGGTGTCGAACACATACTCAAACGTGACTCCGCCGAAATTACCCTGAATACCTTGTGAACCTTGTGACCCCTGGGCTCCTTGAGCGCCCTGAGCACCTTGAGCACCTTGGGCGCCTGTAGAGCCTTGTGCGCCCTGCGAACCGGTTTCTCCCTGAGCGCCTTGTGCTCCCTGCGCGCCAGTGGAACCCTGAGCGCCCGTGGCTCCTTGGGCACCAGTGTCACCTTGTGTTCCTTGTGGGCCCTGTGAACCAGTTGCCCCCTGTGCCCCCTGAGAACCTTGTGCGCCCGTATCACCCTGCGGCCCCTGCGCTCCCTGAGCGCCCGTGGAACCCTGCGCTCCCTGGGTGCCAGTTGCTCCCTGTGAACCTTGGACACCAGTTGAACCCTGTGCACCAGTTGCTCCTTGTGCACCCGTATCTCCCTGAGTACCTTGAGGGCCTTGGGCGCCAGTGGTTCCCTGTACCCCTTGTGGCCCCTGGGCGCCAGTATTGCCTTGGGTTCCTTGTGGCCCTTGTGCGCCAGTGTCTCCCTGTGTCCCCTGGGGTCCCTGAGCCCCCTGAGCGCCAGTTGTTCCTTGCGCACCAGTATCTCCTTGGGTTCCCTGTGACCCTTGTGTGCCCATTTCCGCAATTAGTGTCCAGAACGTTCCTTCGACGGGCGTATCACCAGTATTGCCGCCATTCGCATGAATGCGATACCAAGTCTCACCGTTGTACGTGGCAATATCGCCAACTGCATAAGAAGCACCACCATTATACGCGCCAGTAAAATTCCACAAGGCGTCAGTTCCTTGTGCTCCTTGTGCTCCTTGTGGCCCTTGTGCGCCAGTG